GCGTTATTGTTTTCAGAGATGTGGACTTTAAAATACCTCACGATACTGTTTTTGTTTCAAAAACTGAAACTATAACATTGGCTAAAAAGAAAAGATTTGGTTTGTATATGGGTGCGGGATTGAATTATTCAGAGTCAGAAGGTAAGATTCTTCCCAATATGGCAATTGGATTAAAAGACAGAAAAGATAGAATTTATAAAATAGGATTGTTTAATAATCCTTTGAGTGTAAAAAATAATCCGACTTGGTATAAAGATGGTTATATTGAAATTTTAATTCCTTTAAAACTTAGACAATGGTAACACGAAAAGAATTGAAACAGATGTTTACAAAAAAAGAACTCTCTGAAATGGGAATCCAGCTATTAAAATTCAAATGTGATTGTTGCAGAAAAACAGTTAAATTTATATCTATTGATGTAGGAACTTGCCCTCCTCAACTTTTAAAAGTGATAAACTATGAAGTATCTGAATCCGATTAATTGGTATTATTTTTGCAAGGGCTACTTAAAATCTTTTATAGTCAGACAACAAAAAGAAGCCATGGTAATTATTGGTAATAGAACGGCTAAATGTCCAGAATGTTGGACAAGAGGAGAATGTATAGAATGTAATTGCCAAGTCCCAGAAGTTTGGTTGTCTGGAAAACAATGTTCAAAAAGTAAATAAAATGGTTTCAACAGAAATTATACTACTCACAATATGTTCAATATTTCTTTTGACAACTATGTTTCTCAGGGATTTAAAAGACAGGATTGTTAAACAAGAACAATATTATGTCGCTATTTTGACAAAACTTACAATAATTGAGAGTGCGGTTACTAAGCAAAAATATATTATTCAGATGTATGAAGGATATCCGCACTTTGACGAACTTATAATTAATAAAAATGAATTGGTCACAAACTAATTATGATATAAAAACCCAAGTAGGAAAGGATTATGTTCTTTCCTACTTTTTTATTGGTGATAAAAAGATATTAGACATTAGTGCTGGATGCGGATGCACGAGTACAACTTTTGAAAATAATATTTTAACTGTTGTGTACAAAGCTACACCAGCGTCTATCCAAATAAATACGTATCCTTATTTTACTACAAAAAATATTATCATAACTTATGAAGATTATGACACTGATGAATTAACATTTAAAGCAGAAGTACATGAGTAACAAAGTAATCGAAATTGAAAAATAATGGCTGCAATTGTAATAAATAAGAATTTTACAGGAAATGATAATTTTTGGCATTTGAATCCACAGTTAATTTATATTAAACCATTTTCAGACTTATATTCTGTTGATAAAAGTAAAAACAAGATTAAGTCAAGTAATGATATGTGGTGTATTTTTTTCATGGAAGAACAAGACGAAGAGTTTAATTTATTTTTTAGAATTCCGAAAGAGGACAGGTTAAAAATGCTAAAAGAAGTTTATAATCTTGAATTTGATGACAAAAATCCACTGATAATATCATGTTGCGAATATTACTCCGAATTTGTATTAACAGCAATTGAGCGTTCTTTAAAAGACATGAAAGACCTATTGACTAAGCGTGCTAAAACATTGCTGAATATGGAATATAATATTGAAACAATGAAAGCAATTGATGATAGTTTGTCAAAGAATTTAAAAATCTATGAAGATTTTAAAAAAACACAAGAGGCATTTGATAAAACAAAGAAAGAAATTAAAGCACGTGGACAACGTAATTTAACTCTTTCTGAACAAGGTAGATTATGAAAAACAATTGGGTAAAAATTAATGATAGGTCTAATTTTGTTAAACCTGTCAAGATGTTTCATCCGCAAGACCCCAGATATTTGAATTATTGGAAAGAGGAAAAAAGAAGAATTATAGAGGGTTGTTGGGTTTATGATTGTAATAGTTGGAGATACATGCCCGCAAAATTGTATTTTACTGTTAATCATGGGACAATTATATTAACAAATGAAGAACAAAGAACAAGACATAGTGGAAGACCAGATTTAAATGCTTTGTTCTGGGAATATGGATATATGTCATTAGAATCACTTGGATTTAGTGGTTTTGTTAATTCTGATGTAACTTGTAATAAAGAAGCATTAACTTTAAAAAAGAATTATAACAATGTCAATAGTAGAAAATACATAAATCTTTTTAAATCAGATGGTTCTTTTAAAGACTATTGTGACCCAAGAGAATTTATGAGATTGCAACATTCTAATGATTTTGGTAGAGCTTTATACGAAAACACACCAATGAATATAACTATTCTTGGTTCAAGAAGTAAACAACACTGCTTCCTTACGCAGTAATGCGTATGTAAAATATCGTGAATTGCTGGAAGTTACTTATTCTGTTTTATACTACAAAGTGGGGCGAAAGTTCGAGCTTGAATGTTTGAAAAATAAAACAGTTGTATAATCAGCAGCCAAGCGCCTATATAAATGGTGAAGGTTCAGAGACTATTATTACCTTTATAATTAATAATTTTAACCAGCTGAGTTAAAAATGACAAAGTCAGAAAAACAATTCATAATTGCATGTGTATTAGGAGACGGTTGTATAAACATGAGATATACAAATGGTAAACCATATTACAGGTTTTTATTAAAACATTGTACGGCACAAAAAGATTATCTGTTAAGTAAGATTTCTTTACTCGAACCAATTTTAACCAAGTATTCTAAAAAATCAAGAATTAGAACAAACGATGATATTTTTCATTCAGAAATGCACATAGCCTTAAAGTCTGTTAAAGAAACAGAAGCAATTTGCTATCAAAAAGGTTGTACTGAATTAAAGCATATTTATCATTTGATTTACAAAAATAATGTTAAGACATTTTCGAGAGACGTTCTTAATTTTTTAACACCAGAAGGCTTGGCAATTTGGTATATGGATGACGGAAGTACATATAATGTACCAAACAGACAATATAACAAATACTATAAATTGAGGGCGACATTAAACACGTATCTTTCCTATGAAGATAATTTAATAATTGTAAATTATTTTCAAGACGTGTGGAATGTAAAATGGAATATTACAAAGGATAAAAATAGTTATAGATTACAATGTGGAACAAGAGAATTTATTAAATTTAGAGAAATTATTTTACCATATATAGTACCTTGTATGCAATATAAAGTCGAATTGAAAATGGGACAAAAGGTAATAAACAGCGCGATACCCCAAACAGGTGATGCTGAGGGTGAAGATATAGTCCAAATATAGGGTGGAAAAAGCTTTTGGGGAGGTAATGGTGAACTTGCGCACGAATTAATAACTGGCAGTGCTAAAATATACAATGAAGAAACAATTAATAATCCCGGTAGGGTTACATTATTGGTTGGTTCTGGTGAAGGTGCTAAAAGTTCGGAACTTTGCTCAAAAGTTAAAGATGTTTTTACGGCATTAGGAGAAGACCCGTCATTGGGCGTATATGGAAAATTTGGAGACGATGATTATACACCATCACCATTTTACTTAGATATGGTTGGAGACATTGGTGTTAATAATAAAGACAATCCGTATAGACATGAATATAAAGTTCGTGTTAATGGTAGGGAAGTAATTAGAGGTACGGGAAATGCTTTACACCATGTTGTTTATTCGGAACAAAAAGCAGGTAAAAAAGGTGGTCAAGCTGGTGCTGGTGGTCGTTACGCAGTGTCTATGTTGGAAGAACAAGGTTTAACGCCATTATTAAGAGAAGTATTTAGGTCAAATGAAGCAACTGTTCAGACGGATGGTATTGTGTTTGGTAGACAAATTTTACTTGGTACGAGTGAAAACATTGAAGCTGTTCAACCAGCAAAAGAAATATTTAGTAATCCTAATGATTATAGAATGTTGTCTTATGAAGATGTTTATGAGCATACCGGTAAGATAGGGTTTTTTCTTCCGGCTTCATTGACCCTTAGAGACGCACATGACAAGCATGGCAACATTAATTTAGAAATAGCGGAAAGTATATTAAATGATAGACGGGCTACAAAAGCAGAATCTAATAATCCGGATTTATTGCGTTCTGAAAAGTTAAATTATCCGCTTTCTCCTTCTGAAATGTGGCTTGGAACAAAAGCTAAACTTCTTCCTTATGAGGAATCCGCAAACAGAGAAAAGCAATTATTGACAAATAAGCTCTATCAAAAAATAGGAAAACCTGTAAGACTTCGTTGGGACTCCAAGCATCAAAATGGTGTTAGTTATGAAATTGATTATGACTCAAAACCAATCTATGAATATCCAATAACTAATTTATCAGATATTACTGGCGCGGTAATGATTTATGATTTTCCACAAATTGTAAATGGTGAAATTCCGGAAGACATGTATATTTATACATTAGACCCGTACATAGCAGAAGGATTAGACGAAGGTGGGTCATTGGGTGTTACACAGGTTTGGTTAAATCCTAAATACTGGTCAGAATATTTAATAAATTCACCATTGGTCGCTGTTTACATGGGTAAACATAAAGATGGTAAAATGAAATATTTTGAAGAACAAGAAAAGTTAATTGCGATGTACGGAAATTGCAATCAAATGTTTTATTATGAAGCTGATAGAGGAGAAGATTGTTATAATTATTATTATAGAAAAAACAAACTATCTTTACTTGCGCCAAGACCACAAGCATCAGATTCAATTTATCAACAAACAACAAGGAAATTTGGATTTATTGTTGGTTCAAGAATTGAAAAACTGAATAAATTGGCAAATTTCCATGACTTTTTATTATCAGAAACAACACTTGAAAGTAATAAAGGTATTAAGTTGAAGGTTATAGAAACCTTACCAGACATTCATTTAATAAGAGAAATTATGGCGTTTGATATTGATGGAAACTTTGATGCTATTTCAGCAAGTTTAGGTGTTGTTGTAGCAATTCAACAACTTGAAAAGTATTACAAAGATGACTTACAAAATAAAAATGTACAAAGAGAGAAAAACAGTTTGTCTTTTCTTTCTGTAAACCCAATGTTGTTTAATGTTGACAATTCATACGGAAACAGACCTTTCAAAAATAATCAAAGGTATTAATAAGGCAGCAGATATTATTGTATCTACAATGTCTAGCAAAGGAAAAAACGTTATTATAGCAAATTCAAGAGGTAAACAACGATTCACACAAGATGGTGTATCGGTTGCCAAAAGTATTAAATTTAAAGATGAGATTGAAAATATTGGTGCTCAGTTAGTAATTTCGTCATGTCAAAAAACAGTAGATGAAAGAGGAGATGGTACAACACTAACTGCTTTAATGGTTAAAGAATTTGTTAATGTTCTACATGAAAAAATTAATTCTGGATTAGATATTAATTGTACCACAAATTTATTAGATGAAGAAATTAAGATTATTTTAAAAAAGATTAAAGATGGTTCTAAAAAAGTTAAGAATGGCAAGATGATTCGTGAGATTGCTACCACAGCAGGAAAATCATCTTTCATTGGTGATTTATTTTATCATGTTTATAAAGAAACGGGTTTAAATGCAAACATTAAAGTTGAAAAAACAGATGAATTAAATTACACAACTTTCGATGTAAAGTCTGGTTTTGAAATTAGAAATGGTTTTGCTCACACAGCATTTATGACTGATAAAAATACAGAAACCTGCATGTACGAAAATGTAACGGTTAAAACATTTAAACGTGATTTATCAACAGTAGATGAAGAATTAATGGATGTTATAGGTGTAAATAAATCACAGAACAAACCCTTGCTAATCTTTGCTCCTAAATTTGGAGACTCTGTAATCAGATATTGTACGATGGCTAAATTAAATTCTGGCGTACAAATAGTTTTGGTAAAATCAGGAGGTTGGGGAGAAATGATTAAAAGAAATTTAATTGATATTGATGCGTTCACAGATTCTGGTTCTGTTGATAAAATAATTGTAACACCATTTAGTACGACTTTATTAAATAATAAATCAGATTCTTGTAAAGAAAGAATTGAGCAATTAAAAAAACTAAAACAATCGGCTATTGAATTAATTGATAGACGAGATTATCAAGAAAGAATAGATAATTTAAGTGGTACAGGCGTTATTATTTTTGTAGGAGGAAACACGGAAGAATCTAAAAATGAAGAATTTGATAGAATCGAAGATGCTGTTGGAGCTGTCAAGTCAGCAATTGAAGGTGGGGTTGTTGAAGGTGCGGGCTATTCTTTATTTAAAAATACGCTCGATTTAGAGTATGGATTTCAATTTATAATCCCATATTACACAATTTTAATGAATGCCAATTTAAAAGTAACTCACAACCGAGTTGACTTGACAACAGAGTTACCAATAAAATCATACTTTGATGTTGGTGTTTTGGATGCGTATAAAACTATTGAAAGTGCGTTAAAGAATGCTTTCACAACAGCAAAGCTTCTTGTAAATACTACATACACCATTTATAACAAATTAGATGATTAAGACAAACTACTCTAAGCAAGCGAGTGACGACTTTTATCCACAAAAGAATATAGCTCGTAAAACATCGGATGTTCCTTTTAATTTAAAAGTAAGCGAAGATGTCAAATATGAAAATGATAATCAATGGTTTAAAGATTATGTTGATTATGTTGCACCTGCAACATCGTCATCTATTGAAGACTATAAAGAGTTAAAAACAAATTACGAAGTTCTAAATAATAATCTTGAAGCTTTTGAAAAAGAGTTGCATGCTTTTTGTAATCCAATGGGGGAAAGTATTGGTCAGATTGAAGAAAAGATTATCCCATTTGAAAAACTTAACAATAAAGTTAATGTCCTTTTAGGTGAATTGCTGAAAAGAAATGACAACCATAAAGTTCTTTTAATTACAGCAAAAGCAATTAAAGCTAAAAATAAAGCCCTTGTTGATGCCATCAAAGCGTCTGTTGAAGAAAAGGTTCAATTAGAAATTGAAAAACAACAACAACAAATGTCGGGTATGAAAAAAGAAGATGTTGATAAATACATTCAAGATTTAAGAACACAAGAAGAACCGGAGGATATTTTAAATAAAAATTGGCTTTCTGAATGGGAGATATTTTATTCAAAGGGTTTGAAATTTTGTCATTATGACCAAGATATTAAAACCAAAAAATATGAAACTTTTAAAGATGCAATTACAGCAGACAGGTTTTATGTTTATTCCGGTTGGAAACATGGAAAACCGTCATTAGAAGTAAGAAATCCACTATATTTAGGTTTTCATAAAGCACCAAATGAAGCATACGTTAATAAATCAAGTTATGTTTGGTATAAAAAACCAGTAACTATATCAGAGATTTATGATAATTATGGTGAAATTCTCAGTGAACAAGACTTAACACAGTTGGGAGCATATACATCTTCTAATAGTCAAGTTGATAAAAGACATGACGTTATGGGAGAGACTGCAAAACCTGTATTTGATTTAGTAAACCAAGAATTGTTTATGGATGGATTATCAAATGCCAATGATAAAAATGTTGGTTTGCATCAAGGACAGGCACTTGTCAATAAAAGAAGTCTGAGCAAATTAGTATGGGAAACTCATATAGAATTTAAGGCTTACAAGCAATTAATATTTTTAACGTATCTTGATGATTACTCACAAAGAATCACAATACCTGTGTCAAAAGATTTTAAAATTCCTTCTTCTGCTGATAAAATAAAGTTTACTAATAAATTTGGTGATGAATCAGTTAAATATGTTTGGATTGATGATTTAATGCAGAAAGAGATGAGTGCTGAAATATTATGGATACCAAGAAAATATGAAGTAATTAGACTTGGAACAAGCATATTTCCTATTTGTAGAGAAGTACCATATCAAACAACAGACATGGAATCTCCTTATTCAGGTTTCAATTTATCTACATTTGGTGGCATTTTAACTTCAAGAAACGCCAAATCTGTTTCATTATTACAAAGAGCTATACCATCATACTTTCAATATATTTTCATTAAGCATATTCAAAATAGAGAATTATCTAAGTATCAAGGCGCAATACAATCAATTGATGTTGACCAAATTCCTGATAATCTTGGAAAAGATATTCACGGTAATCAAATAAGAGACAAAGTAGCAACATACTTGCTTTACTTAAAAAGAACAAATAAAGATTTTTATTCTGGAACACAGTCAAGTTTTGGAGCATTACCATCTTCAACAAGAAGTCCGGGAAGCTCCGGATTTGTACTTGGTACTGCAACAGAACTTATGAATTTGCAACAATTATTAGATTTGGTAGATAGGGAAATTGGATTGTCAATGGGTATTTCCCCACAAAGAGAAGCGGCGTTTAGTTCAAGTTCTAATGTTACTGACAATAAGCAAGCTATTGTTCAATCTTCTCATATTACAGAACCTTATTTTTATTTACACAGTGAAATTTGGAAACACGCATTAACGGATTATTTAAAAAATTTTAGAACGTGGTGTGAAAAAATGATTGAAGATAATGGTGAATGTTTCATTACGTATGCCATGCCAGATGGAACAGTAGAATTATTAAATGTAACAAGTTCGATGTGTGAATTATTGGGTATAGCACTGTTTGTTTCCAATTCAGGACAAGACCAAGCATATCTTGATGCAATGCTTCAAATGAGTCACGCGTTTGCTCAAAATGCAGGAGAGGGTATAGAAACAGTATCTGCTTTACTTAAATCAATCACGCAAGGCGCAAGTCCTGAGGAGGTTCATAAAATGATTCAAGTAGAAAGTATCAAACAACAAAAAAGAGCAGAAAGTTTACAAAAACAACAACTCGATTCACAAGAAAAAGTAGCTCAAATTAATAACCAAGTAAGAGAAGATGTTCAAGCGCATGAACTTGAAAAAATTGATAGAAAAGGTGAGATTGATTTGAAAAAAGCAGCTATTACAACCTATCTTGGAATGGATGATAAGGATTTAAATGATAATGGTGAGTTAGATATTGTTGAGTTAATGGATAATAAAGAAATTGAGAAAATGAAACTTGACGTTAAAAAACAAGAACTTATGACAAAAGATAAACAACATTCTGAAAAGCTTGATGTTGAAAGAGAAAAGATTGCTGCACAAAAACAAATTGCAAAAACAAGAAAACCTGCTGCTAAATAATTTTAGCTTTTGTGTTTAAAGAAATATTTGATTTTTAGCTATTGCAAATTTCAATTAATAAAAATTAACATTTTAAATCATATCTTTGTATGGAATTTCCAGAATTTGATGACATTATTATAAACGATGTTATGGAACAAGAACCAGTTGACGATATTTTACCAGATGATAATACAGAACGTCATGTATTAGTGGACGATGCCGCTGTTGCTACATTTAATACATTACGAGATAAGGGTATTATTCCTGTTGGGGAAGACATTAAAGTTTCTAATTGGGAAGAACTGGACGAATATATTACAGATATTCCAAAAATGGTTATGGAAAATATTGTTTCCACTGCCCCAAGTGAAGCTCAACAAATTATCAAGTATGCTTTTGCGAAAGGTGATTCTATGACAAAAGAAGACTTAAAAGAGTTTATCAATTTGTATTTAGAAGATAGTTCGGAAGTCGCAATTGATAGTGTAGATGACGCAAGATTGCTTTTATCAAAAATATATAAAGAACAAGGTTTGCGTCAATCTGTGATTAATGCTACGTTAGATGCACTAGAAGATGATGGAGAAGATATTTTGCTTGAAGAAGCAAAAAAATATTCAAAAACTTCTAACGCTGAAACTAAGATTAAGGATGTTGAAGCTGCTAATTTAGCCCAAATAGAATCTCAGAAAAAATACTATTCGGATTTTAGCACAGAAGTAGAGCAATTAACTTTATCAACACAAAGAAAGAAATTAATTCAAGAAGAAATGGTAAAAGGAATAACTAATGAAAAATTGAACAGTGTTATAGCAGACCCAAAAGCTATAACTCAATTAGTTAATTTTCTTTCTTATTATGATAATAAAACTAAGAGTTTTGATTTTAAAGACTTTGTAAATCAAACCTTCTCTAAAAAAGCAGAAGAAATGAAAACAAACATTGTAAAAGACCATTTTTCATCAATAAAACATACTTCGGAGAGAAGTATGCCTAAATCATCAAAATATAAATTTGATGATTTAACTCCGTTAGATTAAAATAAAATAACAAAAAAGTTATGCAAAGACGTACAGCGTTACAAACTGTGGAACGTAAAGCATTTGGTGGCTCATCTTATGATAGTTTATCTTATGCTTCAATGTTCAAGACTTACAAGCCATTCAATCTTGGTGTAAAGTCAGCTCAATTGTTTAGTTCACAATTGGGTTCTCAAATGATTAATAAGAAATTTACGTATTACACTTTGGCGAGTAAAAATTATTATATGCTTCCTGCTGGTGTAGATGATTATGAATGGCAATTGATGGGTGATGCAGATGTTGAAATCCGTTTCACAGAATTGCTTGTTCCTGAAAATGCACAAAATGGCAAAGGTGGTTTGACTTTCAAAGTTGCTGCTGATAGAGATTGGTTACATGAACCAGCTGTTGTAAAGTTGGAAAACTCAGACCTTCCATTGTTGAAGATTCATGGTTATCCTAAGCAACGTTCTGCTAACTCATGGGAATATGAAGTAGAGATTCAATCTGGTGACCCATTAGCGTGGATTCCTTCCGATTATTTGGCTGCTGGTAGAAAAATGCTTCGCGTATCTACTGCTGTTGCAGATGAGTCAAATCAAAAGTTTGCAGGTGACCAATTTGGTGAAATGTTTAAACTACAATCTTGGACTGGTAACTTTGCAAATAAAGCAGAATTCACTGATAAGTTTATCAGAATGGAAATTGGTTCAAGAGACAGTAAATTGGCATTACCAAAAGGTCTTGGTTATTCAGTAGGTGGAAACAATTATGTGGATGGCGCAATTGGTGTTGGTTATGTTTATGCTCAAAAGTTTAATGTAACTAATAGTGGTACATCTGAAGTAATTGAGCAAAATGTATTCGTTACTAAAATTGAAGCACGTTTGTTAGAGCGTACTGAAATGGATAGAGAGATGAATATGGAGTTTGGTCAAATGCAAAAAACAAAAGACCGCGAAACTGGACGCACTTTAAAGGTAGCTGCTGGTTGGAAGAGTATTGTTAGGGAGGGTCATTATATGGAACACAATGGTAGTCTGTCATTAAGTGACATTTATGAGTATGTTTCTAACATCTTCTTAACACGTCGTTCTTATGGTGACAGAAGTATTAAAATTGCTACTGGTGAAGCAGGTCTTGAATTGTTGCATCGTTTGATTGCAGCAGAAGCAAGTCAGTTCCAGTACGTTGATACATTACATGTACGTGATACAACAAGTCCTTACCATGATTATGCTAAGGAGTTCGGAATACAATTCACAAAAATCCGTTTCCCAATGGGTTACGTAGTTGAATTTGTACACGACCCTATTAAAGATGATAGAAAATATTTCCCAGAAAAAGCACCGGGTACCAATCGTACTTTGGAATCTTTTTCAATGGATATTTTTGATTTTGGTGAAACAGACCAAAAAGCTACTGATGCGTCAATGGCTAAGAATATGTGTATGGTAATGCAAGATGGTGTTGAAGCTTATTGGCATGTATCAAATGTTTATGACTTTGGTACTGGTGCAATTAAGGATGGTGGTAACGCTTATTCTAACAATAAGGATTTAGGTATTTATGTTGAAAAATCGGGTGGTCTTTGTGTATTTGACGTCTCACGTTGCGGGAGAATTTCTTTTAACCCGTATCAATTTTAATTAAAAATATTATTTTATATATAGCAGAGTAATTAATTTCACTCTGCTATTTTTTTAATTTGTCACGAAAAAACAAAAGAGAATGAAAAACTCAAATCACACAATTTTATTTGTAAATCCTATTGATAGAATTTCTGTTCAAGGCAGACATTTGCAAATGTTTATGATAGAAGATAAAGATGGTAATGCTATTCCCACATCAAGAATGAATAAGGTTAGAGAGGAGTATATTGCTCATCAATTCAAGTTTCCTGCTGATTTTAGAAATACTAATTTGTTATATACTGGATTTGAGCAATTGATTACTAATCCATATAAAGATTTGGAAGTTTCAGAATTAATGTCTGAATTTGGTCTTGGAGATAAATGGTCTTTATTTGCAGAAAAAATAGTTAAACAAGACAAGATTACAAAACAGACATATTTTGAAATTAAACATGGGAAAGAACCGAATTACTATACTAATGTAAAGTCTGGAGATTATAAAAACCCTACTTATATTGAAAGCATAAAACTTCTTTTATATCCAAGACCGAATAGGTTTACAACAGAAACTCCTGATAGCGAGATTAAAATAGAACTGTTAAAGCTTCATAAAAAAATTGCTAATTCCAAAGATGAGATTCTACCGGGCGTACACGACTGGTATGTTTCACAAGAAAATGAAGCAGAGCAAGAACACGCCAAAAAACAAGAAATCATTAAAAAGGCAATTGCTCATTTGTACTTGTTACAAACAACAAATACAAAGTATAGAAATTATCAAATGGCGATTGTATTAAAAGATAAACGAGGTGACCAATTAGTAAAAGGTGATGTTACAGATATGAAAGTCACGCGAACACTGGATGATTTTATTCAAAAAGATACAAAAGACCAAATGTTCAATGTGGCTCAGTTTTTGGGTAAAATTGACCAAATTTCCACACTTGAAGGTTCTTTAAAATTCTCTATTGAATATTTGATTCGTCAGGCAATTAATACAAATGTGATGACATCAAGAGATGGTTATATAATTTGGCACTCTAAATCAGGTACACCAAATGTTTCCAAATGGACTGACCCAGACAAAATGATAGCTTTCTTTTCAAAGGAACATCGCGCATACAATCCAAAAGACAAAGATTCTACTAACTGGTTTTATGAATTATTTATAGAAGTAAAATCAAAAGGTATAACAATTGAAGATTTTTAAAAATGACTGACATAAAATATATTCATCACCTTTTTAAATTAAAGATGAATAAGTTAGATTCTGGTAGTAACTACGACGTTCCACCAGCATTTATTGATACACTTGTTTGGGAGGCTTTAAATGAATATATTGAAATATTTTATTCTGGTAATACAAAGAATTATCAAATAGCATTTGAAACTACGCAGCAACGAATGGACTTTTTAAAAGATTTCATTAATAGCTACCCAGATATTCCTGCTTTACTACCATTTGATTCTATTGACTACAACGGTTCAAAATTGCAAAGGACAGACTTATCAACTATAAGTTATAGGCATTTTTTAAAAGGGTCTTGTAAAGATGGTTTTTGTGGAAAAATAATTCCACTTGAAATAGAAACGCTTAATAATTTAGACAATGAATTAATAAGCGAGTTTAAGAAACCTTCTCTAAAATGGCTTAGAGCTTTTGCTTATGTTATTAAAAATACTTTATACACATACTCAGAAAACAATTTATCAGAAATCTATTTAACATATATTAAAACACCAATAAAACCATTCTTTGGTGGTTATAATACACTGGAATTTATACAAGGTGACCTAAACGCACCTAATATAACATCTAATCAAGTTAATGTGGAGTTAAGTAAAGACTACGCAAACATACTTGTAGATATTATGACTGAATTGGCAAGTAATAATATTAACGACTTTAATAAAGGTCAGGTTTTTCAACAAAAAATTAACTTAGTTTAATGAAAAAAGGTAACAAAAAAGAAGTTTGCACTATTCTCGTAGAAAGTGGAAACTTGGCATTGGCTTCTGGCTCTTTGAACACAACTGGTACAGCATTTAACATTGCGTCGGGTCAGTTAGGCGTTCTTTCAGAAGATAGTAATGGTTCAGTAGGATTGGGCGACTTTATTCCAGCTGCAACAACTTCTACACAAGTAAACGCAATTAGAGTAGTACAAGGAACACCAGCGTCAAATAATTTGTATAATGCAGATTTGTTTGAAGTTGGGAACAAAGCACTTGTATCAAGTGATATTATCAAAAAAGATTCGATTTATTCATTTACATCATTGAAACTTCGCGCACCACGTTATTCTGCATTTTCTCCTGCTGGATTAACCCCCGCAATTGTAAAATCAAATACTACTTATAAAGCGTATGTAACAATTGATTCGGTTCGTAATGACCGTGATTGGTCTGACAATCAAGAAGTTGTCCCTGTAACTTGGACAACTGGTGATGTTTCTACTATTACATTAGCAAATCGTTTGGATTATTTAGTACAAAGATTTGCTGCAAAAGCAAATGCTTTTTCAAGAGTTAATCGTACTGTAATGGGTAATTCAACAGCCTCTAATCGTCCAATGCTTACCTTTGCAGTATCTACTGCCGGTGCAACGGGTTTGGCAATTGGAACTATTACATGTGGTACTGTAATTACATTTCAAAAAGATAGAAATAAAAATACAACTTCTACTGTTGATTCTACGTTTGTTGCCAATGTTCCATTGGTAAAAGCTCTTGCAGAATTAGTAGCTAAAAGTCCTACATTGACACCCGCTTCTACAATTGAATTAATTGACTTATCAACAGCAGGAACAACTCCTGATTGTGATACATTCATCACAGTTGGTTTGGAACACACACAAGGTGTTTATTTTGATGATATTGAACAAGTAATGACACGCATTGATGTTACATTAGGTGACACATTTGGTGCTACTGTTGACACAAAACTTCGTCAAGATGAAGGTTCTGGTCAAGGTCGTAAATGGGCAATTGATGATAACAATAGAGCAAGATTGATGACTCACACAATGCAGAATCATCCTTTCATGGAATATTTTTCAGAAGGTATTACATACGTTGACCCAACAAAAGATTACAATTCATATATTCTTGAATATTTTGATACTGAAAATCCATTGGCTATTACAGTAACTCATCCTAAAAAATTGGTTATTCTTGTTCCTGCAACAAATACATGCGTTACAGTTGCAGCAGGTGAAACTAATTTCAATGCTTCAAACCCAACAATTCCAGTAGTTGTAACTGATTCAGCAACAATCACAAGTTTGAATTTGATTTTGGGTGCTTGGTTAGAATCTGCAAGACCATATAGCAACCACATCGTTGGCGGTAATGCAACACCAGCAGTATATTTTGCTTAAATAAAAAAAGGTAATTATTGAAAAATAGTTACCTTTTTTTTAACCATACTAAAAATAATAAAATGCAATTAACAAAAGGACAAATTCCAGCCGACATCTGGCTTCCGGAATATTTAATAGAAGAAACAGGTGAGTCAAAAGAAAACATGTCTGGTATTACTGTAAATAAAGCATCCGTGGTAGAATTAGTAAAAGCAAGAATGCTAGATGGAACTATTTCCGGAGGAAGCGGCGGCGACGCTGTTACTTCTGTTGCTGGTAAAACAGGGGTTGTCACTCTTGTTCCAGCTGACGTTGCTTTAAGTAATGTTGATAATACTTCTGATGCAAATAAGCCAATATCTACGGCAACACAAACCGCATTAAATAGCAAATTGACTGCTAATACTCCTATTTCAGCCGCGACAAAAACTAAAATTACATACGCTGCAAATGGTCTTGTTACAGCAGGCTCGGATGCTACAAATGCAGATATTTTAACATCTACTCCAATTACTATCGCTGGTACAATTTACCCCACAGGCACAACCATGTCTGTGATTGAAACAGCCTTAGCAAATGTTGCTACACCAGACTGGACACTTTTAGGTAATGCAGGAACTATTGCAGGTACTAATTTTATTGGTACAACAGATGCTATTGATTTTGTCACTAAAACTAATAATGTAGAACGCATTCGCGTCAAAGGTAATAGTGGATTTGTAGGTATTGGTACAACCACCAATGCTCAGAATACATTAGAAGTTACATCAAGTGTTGCTAATACATCTGGTGTACGTATGACTAATCTAACAAGTGCTTCACCTACAAGTACAGGTGGTGCTATTGGTGTAGATGCTAATGGTGATATTGTACGT